ATATTCCTTACCTTGATTCGAACGCTGGGCCCTCCTGGAGTCTTGGACCTTACGTCATACTCAACGGTGCGCGTATTGTCGGGAGCCACAGTCACAACCAAGTCAGAGTCGGACCAAAAGCCTTTACGCGAGTATTCGAGATCCCCGACCTGTCCGGCCATAACTCTTGCTTGATGTATTTGTTTCTCAAGGCTGGTGCATCCTGTGAGTCCAGCCAATAATAGAACAATCATGAGTTTGTGTTTCATTGTATGATTGGTCTTGGAATTGGTTTTATTAGAGGTGAAATGGCAAGCAGTCCCGGTGATACTTCATCGGGTTGAATGTCTCTAAAAAGGTTGGCCCCCGCGTAATGGAGGGCCGCATAAACGAGTTCGGAACAGAACCAGGATTGGTTGGCCCCTGTCTTGCGACGGGAGACGAACCGTAGAACCCCGCTGTAGTCATACCCTTCTCCAACTTTATCCAAGCAGAACCCTATCACATTGTCCCAGTCCTCAGGAGTCAGTTCGGGAACTTCAAAGCAGTCAATTCCCTTCCAGTCTTTCAGTGTCTTGACCCTTACTCCGTCTCCCTGCCAACTCTCTACAATGCGTCCGTCACGCATTAGGATGGCAGCGTGGGAATAAATGCCTCTGGTCTGCCAACGGATAAGCGAGGATATGATTCCACGTCCCCGGAAGAGTAGTATGCAGGGAATTGTTTTCATGTTTCATCCTTTTTTTTAAGCCCAGTCTTTTCCATGGCCCAGTTTCTTGTTGGTTTGTGGAGTAATGGTAAGCCAAAGACAGAAGCCAAGGCGACAACAATTAAACCGCCTATAGTAAAGCCCATTCCTACGTCAACATTCATCCACGCTTGAAATGCTTCAGGAGTTATTGCTACAAATTCCATATTGTTTTAGTGTTATGCAGATATAAATATCAGACCTTGCCCGTTAAATGAAACACTCCCGGTAAAAGTGTATAAGACATCACTAGGGGTTGCGACTGAAGTGGTAGTAAGCGTGTCCCATGTAAATCCATATGATTTCCAAGCACCTGCCGAACCTGCTGCCTGTCCCGCAAGAGACCAACCGCTAGGCGGAGGAGATGTTGCAATTGTGTCAGACGTTGGGAATAATTTGAAAACGTGAACAAAAACAAGGCCACCAGTAACTCCAGGAGTCATGGAAGGCGAAGTAATGTTTGTTGTATAGCCAAATGAATTTGCCCATGTGCCAGAGTCAATCGGACTACCCGATGCGTTCGCACCTCGAATGACATAACAGATCGCTGCAACTTCGCTAGTATTGCTCGAATGGATTGCATTTATGGTTGGGTTGGCCGTTGCCCCATCAGTTGCCCTGATCCACTGCATTGCAATAACATTTGGCCCAAGATCAGTTCCAGCTGAGTATCTATGAGCGGTCCAACCGGTAGAAGCCGACCAGGAATTAATGACGTTGCTTAGAGACTGAATACACATAAACAATATGTCTCCTGCTTCATGCTCAGGAAGCGTGAACTCCCAAGTCTCAGAGCTGCTAGTATGATAATCTGTGCCGGAGGTTACAACATATGGGCGATCATAAGGCATAGCCGACGCTTCGCTGCTGTCCACAGACTCGTTGTTGCTGGTGTCCTTGGCAGTTACCACATAGTAGTAGGTCGTAAAGTTTGCAGCGGTATTGTCATTGTAGCTGTTGGTAGCCGAAGTTCCAATGGCAGAGAATCCGCTCCCACTGGTTGTGCTCCTGTAGATGGTGTATGGAGTGGCGGCCAGATCACCCTCGGCATTTGCGTCCCATGATAAAGCTACAGTAGCATCTCCTGGTGTTGCAGCAAGATTAGCTGGAGCTGCCGGAGCTGTTACATCAGGGGGTGATCCACCACCTGCCTCTGGCTGACACTGGGCCAGCACAAGACCTGAAATCTGAGACTTTACCTGGGGGGTTATCATATCTGCGTCACATGGATGTCTATGTCTGCGGAAGCTCCAGCCACACTGGTAACCACAAATCTTATACGGGATCCGGATGAAATAAATTCAAAACCCTCAGCTTCGGTGATAGCATTTTTAGTGGCCAGGACGTCCCAGGCTCCACCTCTGTAGAGTTGGACCGCTATGGAGCCTGAGTCAAAGGCTGAACCGATTATCTCCACCAAATATCGTTTTCCCGGGAATATCCTGTAAAACGCATCTGTGGTTCCGGTCTGAGCCGTGGTTGGAAAGGTGCCATTGTCTGTTATGTTCATGATTTACTTATTCAAAGAAGTTAATAAATGTGGGCGGAATCCCACCATTAAGCTGTTCAATGTAAAGAGGATGAAAGCTAACTCCAGCATCCTTTGTCCAGTCTTTCCAGATAAAATTCTGCCGCCCCGTTGTCTGCGAAGAGGTATCCGTCCATAAAGATCTTATGGTTCCCGAGCCTGCGAAATGGACTGCTTCAATAGTCCAAGGACTTTCATTGCCAGCCGCAGCCGCTCCTGAAACGGTGTAGATCACAGACTGGTTGGAAGCCAAGTTCCTTTCTATGTTGATGGTAAGTCCCAGCCAAAGGATTTCAGTTGTGCCCCCTGCCAACCCATAGAGAGCTTGTGGAGTGGTCCATATATAGAGTACTTGTTGAGTGTCAGCAGCATTCAATGGTGTAAAGTCTGCATTGAACAGGAATCCGTTGTGATAGTCATACCAAGGACCAAAGGCGGGCTTCAAGCAATCCCTGAAGACAGTATCTGTGACTGACTGGTAGGTTCCAGGTTCGTTGAAGCATTGCCAGCCAGCAAAATTCCTAAGTCCAGGAAGGTTTTTCATTACCCCGTCAGCAGTTTGGTCAAGCCCGTAAATGGTGCACCCCCGCATAATATGGTTTTGAATAAACAGGCGACCACTAAACCCACTAATATAATGGTCAAATACCGCGCTTTCCAAGGCTCCGTTGGCAGAATCGGAAATGATGGTATCAACAATTTCGACGTCGGCAGACATGCTTATTGCGCTCGAGTTGGCTTGTCTGAGTTCGCAGTTTTTAATCAGGATTTTCTCCCCATCGGTTCCGCAGTAGATCATCTCCCCGCGACAATTAGTGATGTTTACCGTATCAAAGACCACATTCCTAAACGTGTAAGTCCCGTAGCTTGAGAATAACTTATGGCTAATGTCCCATTGATTTCTTTTTTCATCCAAAGAATACCACTCTTTTCCAGTATTAACAGGATTTGCTCCCATATCAATGTCCAGATTTTTGAAAGTAAGATTCTCGACTGCATTAGGTCTGAATACGGTGTAACGTCTGACATTACTAACCGCTGATCCTGATGCTCCAGTAAGCACATTAAGCCATTTAGTTGCTGGTTCTTTGCCCCAGAGATACAGGTTCCAGAAAGTTGTAGGCGATCCTCCAGAGGCATCCCCAAGAAAGGTGATGTTGTCAGAAGTAATATCAAACAAAAAACTGGTTGCAGTTTCTCCGCTTTCAATTTCTGGGTATCCGTCAACAATATCAACGTCAGCATCAACGGGCCAGAGGTCATAGGTTCCAGCAGGGGCATAGATAATCCCGCCGCCAGCCGCTTGAGCAGCAGCCAATGCCGCCAAGACTGCCGGATAATCATTCAGTCCGTCTCCTGCAATAGCCCCGTAAGCCCCATCCGTGATGTCATACGTTAGTTTTAATCCACCGGCTAAGGTAGTAGTGGTTGCTGCCCCGTAGAGCCATCCAGAGAACGTAGGAATAGCCGCATCTTGGTAATGCTCTGACAAGTTGGTGACAACTCCAACCCTATAATAATAAGTGGTTCCTTCCGATAAGTCTTCGATGTCAACGTAGTTGTCGGCATTGACCCCAAGGAATCGAAAGGTTGAGGTTGACTGATTATCCGTCAAATCTGTTGGGTCAGTAAAGGAAGGCGTTTCACTTCTTTGAATAATCCAGGGATCATCCCACGCTTCCACATCAGTCCATGATAGATAAACACTTAGGTGATTTGTTTCAAGAGTTGTGATTTCATATTCAGGCAATGGGTTTGCCGGAGCAAGCACGTTAATTACTTGAGTGTTTGAAACATCCGTTGCCCCGTCATTGTCCGTTGCCGTCAAGGTAACTGAAAAGTTTCCTGGTGTTGTGTATTCGTGACTGGGGTTTTGGCTTGTTGAGGTGCCTTCACCATCACCAAATGACCATAGCCAACCAGAAATAGTCCCATCTGAATCCGTTGAGGTATCGGTAAATGCAACCGTTAAAGGTGCGTCACCGCTTGACGTATCAACCGTGAAGGATGCAACGGGAGGATTATTTAGTGGCACAGGGTCCTCCTGGGCTTCCGTCAAGGCTCGGCCAATAAGGTTCCCCGTAATTGTAATAGTCCCCTCAAAGATGATGGTTCCTTTTTCTTGACCAAGCAGAGCAAGAGGTATGAGCAATAGTAGGATTAGATGTTTCATTCAGTGATATAAAAACCGTTGAATCTCAGAGTTGCGGACGGCGCCTTGGGCGACGGTTAAAAGAGGGATAAAGAGTGCCAGGTAGATTGGTTTTTTCATGTGTTTTATTTGGCAACCCAGCCAGTGTTTCCCGTTCCAGACTCTTTAATGTAAAGTGTTGTCCCCGTCCCACCGTCTGTCCTCATGTAGGTAGACCCAATATCAGCAGTTGCCACACCGTTTGGGTCCCCGGTCCCGGTTAAAATCCTGACAGACCCGGCACCCATGTAAACGTCCGCACCAGATATCCGTGCAACTCCTAATGCTCTTAATGTTCCACCCACCCTGAAGTCATCATCGGTTTTCAGGCTGTTAGAACTATCTCTGTATAAATTAACATCGGTTGTTGACCCATCCCCAAACTCAATTGAATCCCCAGAAATTAGGAATCGGTTGGAAACATCCCCCAAAACTTTAACTTTCAAGGCTTCGTCGGTATCTTCGCCTAAAATAAACTCATTAAAGGTGTTTGTAGTTTGGAACAAATTTTCAGTATACGTGATTGTGTTGGTGGTTGCTCCCCCGATGTGACAACCAAGGATTCTTACAATCCCATAGTTAATCATAATGATACCATCATTGACACCCCCATCAAATTGGCAATTTGTGATCGAAACCCTGCGTCTATAATGGGCTATTGGATCGAAGTTTATACCCGTTCCACTATACCCAAACTGACTGCCGTTGACTGTGATGTCCCCTATGTTATTGTACTTTGCAATTGTGAAAACTGAAGTGGCATCAGGGTTTACAGCCCACTGTCCACCGGTAAACGAAACAGAAACGGTTGCCGTTTTTGTCGATCCAACATAATCAGTTATTGTGCCAATCTGGTTAGCCCCTGTGCCTGAGTTGATTGCCACGGAATACCCGTTGTAAGTGTCATCAGAACCGCTTGCCCCGGCATCCAGGACAATGGTTGTTGAAGTAGAAGAGACGGCGGTTCCGGTGTGTTGTATGTCCAAGGCACCGGAACTAAAGTTGATGCCAACCCCGTTACTGAGCAATGTGCATCCCTCAATTACATTCCCTGTCCCACTACCGTATGAAAAATCAATGGAGTTTTCTACTTGATTAGCCCCTAAATTAGTGGTCCTTACATTTGATATGATGCCCCAGTTTACCCTAGCTTCATTGGAAGGCCCTGCGACCGCTTTGTTAAAGTGAATCCCGCGATAAGTTCCAGCGAAAAGCAGGTCAGTAAAAATGAAATGGTTAAAATAGTAAGGGGAAGATCCTGCTAGTGCGTAAACTTCGATACCTGTGTTTGATGTCCTTGTGCCTGAAACACCGCCTTCAAAACTAAGAGAACTTGCTTGGAAATAATATGCGTTCCCGCTAGAGCAATCTATCCGAACCATCGGAATATCACTTGTTGTAACGATCCGACTTGTTTGTCCATCGCCTCTTATGCCCCTGTAATTTCCGGTAAATGTTAATGTGCTGCTTATCAGAAATCTCCCAGATGGAACATAGACAACACTCCAGCCACTGGCGGGCTGGCTTTCAATGTAGTCAATTACTGCCTGGATTGCGCTTGAATCATCGGTTGAACCGTTTCCCAATGCTCCCGCCCATCTGACGTTTATGTCACTATCAAACTCCCTTACCAGCCGCCCCGCCCCGCTTGCCACAGGATCAAACACGCTCAGTCCGTCAGCAGTAGCCGTGCTGCTGGCGTCCCAGAACACATCAGGGCCAAAGAACTGATCTCCGGCTGTGTTGTAGCCATTGCACTTGACCCTTGCCCCGTCCGAAACTGAGGAAAAATCATAGTTAAGCATTGCCGTAACGCTGGAAAACTCAAGTTCAACGGCTCCTTTAATCACCCCACCAATATCAAGGTCACCATCTAGTGTCATGTCAAATCCAGATACAGTCCAAGTTCCTTCTGATGAATCCCAGACAAAGGTTGCCCCGTCAGCAAAAGAAACAGTGTGATCTTCACCGACTGTCCCAATTGTCATTGGAGCAGCACCCGGCAGAAGTAAAGTCCCGTCAACTGTTTCATTTCCGGTAACTCGTTGATCACCGTATCTAATAAATTGCCCAAATAACGGAACAGCAAAAATAAAAGTTAAAGCCGCGATTATTTTTTTCATAATATTATACCTGTTTATTGATTATAGAGCCGTAACGGAAATCTGGTTGTCATCATCATATGTTCGACAGACACAACGCAAAAAGCAAACTCGAGTTGCCAGCAATCCAGTTTTATCAATTTGAAAAGTGATGCCACCGCTTAATGAGCTAACGCTTACCACAAACTTTTCGCCAGAAGCTTCAATATCTTCCATCAGTTCTTTTTGCGTACAGCTATAACCGCCCGTCAGTCTTTTAGCCATAAAAAGGGAATAATGGGAATATCCGATTCCCTCAATCCAGGCATCGACTTCAATTCGACAGCCATAACCAACTGTTCCGATATTCACTCGAAAAGCATCGACATTTGCAGCAGTGGTTACGGTCTTTTGAACCGCCAGAGAAATTGCAGCCTGCCCCACGTCCGAGCCATCAGAGACTTCCGGCAATCCAGTTGTTGCGTTGAAGTGAAGATACTTTCCGGCACGAGCCGAAGCAATTGGAAGAACCACATCAGTTGCAATATCACCAACTGGAAGTTTGATTGACCGCCTGGAAAGATTTAAAAGCCGTTTTGTAATCCCTACAATGTAATCTAAAGCACCTTCAATCTTTGTCCTCGAAAACCCTTTCATATAAGTGAAAGTATTTGACTGAAGCAATGGCATTACCGGTTCGATAACGAAAACGTCATCTTCAAGAAAGTCCCCATCCAGAAGGACATTCCCACCCGTTGAATTGCCGATTCCATCAAGAGTGTAATTCGTTCCATGGACCAAAACCGTTTCTATTCCAACACGAACCAGAGTTACCTTTAATTGATCCTGATTAGTGATCTTGAAAGGATAACTTAGAATCGGATCGGTTTCATCAGCCGCCAACATGGGATTGTTGTAGGTCGTACTTGTCGAAATGCTCATTTATTGTCCTTTTTCTTTTGCTTTTGATTTTTGATTTTTTCATTTCCTCCACCGAACCACCAGTAGTAAGGAGCTCCGAAAAGAGGCACGACGCGCCAAGTTTCGGCATCCTCAAGATTAAATTCCTTCTTATCATTTAAAATCGTTTGAGCATCACGGAAAGGATAATCGAACCAAGGCATCGGAGGTGACAAGGTAATCAAAGCCGTATCCCGAATCCCATGCTCCCGAGCATAATATAGGCTGTACCTCGACAATCCGCCAAGCTTCCAGACGTTATCAACTGCGATGTCAGAAAGAGTCGGATCACGCCCCATCACAAAATCCTTCAGCCAGTCCGTAGGAATTCCAGCCAGCCAGAGAAAAGCCAGCAATCGGGTAAGATTCAGGAATCCTTTGGTAAACCGGCCCCAGTCTTTTGTTTCATAGCCTTTAGCCATTTCTACAATTCCTTCACGGCGATAGGAATCAATCTGTTTAATTGTGAAGGTTTTCAGCATATAAGCCACCCGGCCACGGGGATTTTCAAGATACCCTTTAGGCATTTCCGACAAGTCAACAGGATGATAATCAAGCAGGATATTCCATCCGAGCAGAAGCACATCATTAGACTTCCGGCCTTCCGCCAGATCATTCTTCAGCTTGTTGATTCGTGCCTGGTCATTCGCAAAGTATTCGTTCAGCCGTTCCTGATTCCGCGCAAGAAAGCGACCCTTTCGAGCTTGAGCCCGATAAGCTCTGATTCCGCTATTGACCAAGGTATTTTGCCCAGCCCTGCCAAAATGTTTAAGCCCAATAGCAGTAAAGACCGTATCGACCGCCTTGGCCATCGAAACCATGTCTTTGTATTCAGTGTTCAGGTTTCCAAGTCCCAAGTCCCGCTGGATTTTGATTTCGCTGATTCCGAAAACACTGGCCAGCCAGGAACTTCCCGCACGTCCAATTCCAGCTTCAAAAGCAGCAAAGGCAATATCCTGAAACTGGGTAATCGTAGAGGTAATGCCGCTTCCCATAGTGGTCAGATAGCCAAGCGAACGAAAACGCGCCCAGTTCTTGGGAGTTGCCTGGAATCCAAAGTAAGCTTTTAGATCCTTAACAAGTTCATCCTGTTCCAAGGCACTGATTCGACCGGCTTCAAACTCCGGAAGAAGGTAAGCCCCTATGGACTGATCCAGGTCAATTCGCTTTGAAACCGGCTTTGCTTCCTCATCTCCGTATTTGTTTTGTCCCGTAGTGACCAGATTCCAGATAACCTTATCACCAAAGAAGTTCTTGCGCTCGATAGCCGTTACAATGCTGGTAATGTACCTATCCAGAGAATCAAAAGGATTCGTGGAGTAGTACTTTTCAAATTGTTCCGGAGTAACTTCCTCGATTTGACGTTGCTTGAAGTTGGAAGGCTTTGCATCGCCGGGAGCCCGGAAACCTTTCAAGACCTGATTGATAACCGTAATTTTTTCTTCCTCAGTAAGAAGCCCGTTTTTGCTTTCAGCATTCCGAATTGCATTTCTGATTATTCCATCACGTTCCCGGCCAAACGATCCAAGCAACCCGTCCAGATCCTTTATATGTCTTGGCCAGTAGTTATCTATTTCCCCGACCTCGTAACCGGCTTTAATCGCCGCTTTCCGGAGCCCTGCCATCACGTCAATTGCTTCCTGAAGTTCTTCCCCATTGAGAACACTTCGAACAAAATCAAAATCCCCGTTGATCAGAGCAAGACCCACTTGTTTCCGCTTTTCCTTGCTCAAAGCAGAGTAAGCAATTCTCAAAGGCATTGTCCGAGCAATGCTGTCCTGAATCTGTACGTTTACATCCAAGCCAAATTTCCGGAGCCGGGAGAATACCCCCGGAGAAATCCGCCTTATACGACTCGACAAAGGCAACCCCGCATAGGAAATAAAGCCGCGTTCCTTGGTAAGCGGAATCCGGCCTTCAGCCAGGGCTTTTTCTTCTTCTTCACGTTGAGTTTCCGCCCGTTCCCTCATCAGCCTGGAATGATACTCATTAAACAACTCATTTGCCGGAGTAATTCCATAATCATCCGGAGGTGGATCAGGAAGCTTTTGGCTGTCCATCATCGAAAATGATTCATTTATGAGCCCCGACCTTTTCATGGAAAGCCATCCGGAAGACGTTACATCAAGCAAGTCAATTTGATACACTTCAAGATCCTTTTGAAGCTGGCGAAAATCCTGAATCGGACGCTGATTAGTTGTTGCAAGCAGGATTGACGGAGATCCAAAATCAGAAGCACCGCGAACAATCATATCCAGCAATTCCCGATAAGTAAGATTCCTTGGATGCTGCTCAATAGCCGTCAAAGCATTTTTTGTAGTCAGATAAATGATGAAATCTTTATCTTCCGCGTGAGTTCTTAACCCAGTAGCAATTGAATTTAAGGTTTCGGGATCACTAACAAACGGAAGATTCCGCCTTGGCACCAATTCCCATGGCGGCATTTTTGGAATTTCCTCAAATTTTCTAAGCAACCCGTAATCAGATTGGAAAAAAGAACCCATCGAATAATATCTGTCCCCATTCGTGATAAGTTGACCGCCATAACTTACATTTTTTCCGAAGGTAGTTCCTTCCATCATTTTATGGATCATCATATCAGCTGCACTGGGATTAGGATTACCAGAAGGATGATTGTGCCAGATGATCACTTTCCGCGCATTGTCACCGGCCTGATTCACAAGTTTTCTGATCAGCTTTACATCCACCAAAGATGAACTGATAGTCCCGGCCGTGAGGATTTGGGCTCTAATAATTTCCCCGTCCTCATTCAAGACCGCAGCCCCAAACAATTCCTGATAAGGATTCCGAAGCGTTGCAGCCAAATAGGCAAAATCCTTGTGATTCAGAACCTTTTGACCTTCCCACTTCAGATTAGGTATATCACCTTTTACCAAAGCGGGAGCAATAGAACTAACACGGCCACGCAGATTCAATGACTGGGAAACCATTGCCTGACCCTCTGTAGTTAAGATATCTTCGAGTAACCGGCCTGAAAAGGCCTCCTGACTCAACAACTCATTAAAAGCCGAATCGATTGCCAAAGATTTGTTCTCACTTTCCGGGATTGGTTTCCCCGAGAAATCGAATTCACCTTGAGTTCCGGATTCCTCAGCCAAACCTGGAAAAGATTTAGAAGCCTTCAAATATTTATAAACTTGCGCCGGAGTCATTTCCCGGAGCCTTCCAAGGGTCTTTTGCTTATCTCCTAGTGAAAAAGTGTCTTCTATGGTGATATCAGAGGCATCGAAAATTACGTAATTGAACGCTTCTTTTTCTGTTCCACGAGCATAGTTTTTATACTTGATTCCCCGGATTCCGTAAGAATGAAGTAATTCACTGGCATCCCGCTGCCCTGTTTCTTGACTGATCAGTGTGTAAAGATTTTGACCAGTGGGATTGACCCCAGCCGCAGAGGCCCGGTTCTCAATTTCAGCCCAATAGCCAGTGTTTTCATCCAGCTTTTCCAGAGCCGCTTGAACCTTGGGAGACTGCTCATCAAGCATTTCGTCCCAAAGCAGGTATTCATCCTGTTCCGGAGCCAGATTCACCTTATAAATCTTACCGGACCTTGTTTCCCCTGGAACAAACTTGAAGCCCTCGAGTACAATCATCTGTTCAGTAAATTGCCTGATTTCCCTGTCCCGTAAGTCTCTTAGAATCTGATCACGAATTTCACCATCGGGAAGGTCAGCGAATGATTGTGCTCTTACTTCCGGAAACTCCTGTACCAAATAAAGGTTTAAATCATGCGGTTCCAATCCATACGTTAAACTAGCTTCCTTCAGATTTCCATGAAACTCAATAGCCCATTGAAGCCCTTCGAGAGCGCCTTCCCGGGCCTTATCAAATTCACTTTGACTCCATTGGCTTACATCCTTCCAGGTATCCGCGTGCGATTGCAGCAACTCAAAAGCCTGGTACTCCGTCAGGCTTCCTCCGACTGGTATGTAAGGATTTCCATCAGCCTTTAGCAATACCCCGGGATTGTTTTGTTTACTCAGTTTGTCCCGGTAATGCTTTGCAACCCCTTCCTTATCCGCAAAATAGAGACCCCATCCAAAAGCTTGATTTCCTTCACCCTTTCCAATCCAGTCATTGCTGAACTTGTCAAAGTTGTAAGGTGATCCATGCCAGGCAGAATGAAAGGTATCCTCAATCAAACCGGAGTCATGTTCGCTGAAAAGTTCATCAACCCCTTCCTCACCGAAGACCCGTTTCAGTTTGGATTTCAGTTCATCGACATTCCCGGCCTTGGCAAAGTCCCCGCCAAGCTTTTCCGAATCGATCATAAAAGAAGGGCTGAAGCCCGTGGGATCATCTTGCCGACCGTATTTCTCCAGCCACTTCAAACGCTCCCTGAAGATCGTCATACGCTGTTCAGGAGTGAACGAAGGATCAGTTAAGTAATCCCCGGAGATCGGCACCATTTGAAAGGTATCGCCTAATGGGTATTGCTCCAGCCCGTGCATCGAGTCATTCAGAGCCGAAAGCATTTCATCAATCGTTTCAAACTGAAATCCCTGTTCGTTCAGAGACTCCCTGATATGATCCAAGTCAGTAACCTTCACATCCTTTGGGAAAAACCTATCAGCAGCAGCCGTATTGCGCCGCCTAGCGGTTTTCACGACCGGACTCGACTTGTCCCCCCTGCGAGCCCTTATCCGGTAAGAAACGGTCTTTACAAGGTTCTCATATAGTTCCGCCACATCCGAAGCCATCGGATCACCTTTGGTCCTCAAGATTTGAGGATGCGGAATCTTCCCCTTCAGGATATTCGAAAGTTCCGTTGCCGGATCAGGAATGAAACCAGCTCCAGCAGCTTCATTGCGTTCCCGTTCAAGATTGTAATCCTCATCCCGACCCAGGGCACGTAAGATATGGGTTTCAAGATTTGCGTCCAATTGTCCGAGCTCCTTCATGTAGACAAGGTTCATTGCGTGATTAAGCACAGCCCGGAAATAAACCTGGAGTTTCCGAACAAAGGTTTCAAACCACGTCGGAAGGATTTCTCTCAGAATCTTGGAATCCCCGACATCTCTAACTGTTCCGCCATCGGTCAGCACGTAATCAACTACCAGATCAGAAAAGAGCTCGAGAGCCCCTTCCCGGGTGTCAGCGTATTTGTTTTCCCCCAGGAAATCTTCCCATTGGTGTTTCCAGTCCATCAGTTCAGCTTCAGTCAGTTCCCCGGAGTCCAGAGCCCATTTGATGTAACCTTCAGACCTTTCCTCGATGACAGTCAGAGGATTTCCGTTCTGATAGATGTAAGAAATGTCTTGAACCATGCGGTTTGTTTTTGGATCACGGATTGCCTGATTCCGGCCAAAGATAGAGATTTCCTGCATATCCTCCAGAGTGGGACGTTCATTCCCATCCAAAGGTTTGATTGCCCGGATTGCCCGAAGAGCCGCCGACTGTCTGACACTGCCCTTTCGAACCAGATCTGCCAAAGTAGGATTCACTTCCGACATATGAACAAAGGTACTATTTCCATCCATGAACTGTTCAAAGTAGCCAATCGCTTCATTGGTCATCGCAACGCCGGCACGTTTGGGAGCTTCAACTACGTACTGGGTAAGATACTCCAGCCCTTCCGCTTCAGTTTTGAAGGTTTGAACTACTTCCTCATCCGGATCCAACATCACCCAATCATCCCCGCGCTTTACGAGAGTTGGCACTGTTTCCATTCCAGAAACCTGAGATTGAAGCCGTTCCGCTTCGAATTCTTCAACGACATCAATTCCCGTCAGTTCTCTAAGTTCGAGAGTCTTTGACCGTTTTTGCCAGTCAGCCATGAACTGTTTCCCCTGTTCCGTAGTGGTATCAATCTCGAAAACCCGGACTTCCTCCGGACCTTTGTGCAAGGCAAAGACAGAATTCCCGGACTGGTAAAGGTCAACCCCTTCCATCGAGTCCAGTTTCTTAAAGCCGGTTCCTTCCAAATTGGGGGAAAGCATTGCATTGTATGCCAGTTGAGCAATACGGCTTCCGTTCATCGCCTGAATAAAGGTATCAGCCGCATCGCCGAGACGTTCCCGAGCTTGTTTATCCGTCATGTACTCCCGCGCCTGAAGAAATTCCGACTGAGTAAGCGGTTCCCCTGTCTTGCTTCTGATCAGGTTATCCTTCCGCCTGTTCTCGAGTACGGATCCAGTTGCTGAGAATACGGAACTGATTCCACCCCCGGCGATAGCTCCGACCGTAAATTCAAGGACACGTTTCTTGAAAGCTTCCTCAGTAAAGAGCTCCCGGCCTTCATCGTATGAGAGTGACGCGATAGAATCGAGCAGGAGGCCTTGCAAGGCTTCAGTGGACCCTTCAGCCGCGCCAGCCGTTGCAAAGGCTTTCGCAGCCCCTTTTGCTATTTCTGCCCCGGAAATCTTGCCTTTCTTGGGAACGTGTTTCCAGATTTTGCCAATAACCGACTCAATACCCATTCTTTCAAGGATCATCCCAGGTATTGCGTACTGCATTCCAACCCGGAATTCTTCCAGTTGATCAGTCCCACCATTTTCCCGGTAATCATCCACCGCTTCCTGATATAAAGCTGACTCGATGGCCATCGGCCCAACGTAGGGAACAAAAGCAGCCGGGATGTAAACTCCCATCTGTCCAACCGCATCGAGAACACCGCCGACAACAGATTCACTAAATTCCTTATCGATTTTATTCCACTCAACAAAGGCCTTCCGCTTTGCCCCGACATCCTTTGACCAGTCCATGAAAAGCGAATCCGTTGCCTTTACAGCAATCCGCTTTCTCAAGTTCTCGTGATGTTCCGCCAGTTGAGCATTTAGCTCCCGGAATTCAGCCTGTTCCGCAGCCGTTAAAAAGTTCCAATCAAGAATCTGTCTTTCCGGTTCAGCCACCGCGGTAATGAACATGTTCCCAGGTCCAGCGATTTCCTTCATCCTGTCCTTGATTTCAGCAATGCTTTTCTTTTCCGGCTCGGAGTAATGGCCACCCATTGCCGCAGATCCAAGAACAGCCGTTTGAGCCAAAGACCCTTCAGCCACCATCAAACCGGTTTTGACAGTTCCGCCCATAACGGTTTTCCCGGCATCGATGAAATCGTTCTGAGTTCCACGGGGAACATTGTTCGATTTGAAATAATCGACCAGCGAAGCATACGCTTCCGAATCACTGACTTCCTTTTTAAAAAAGTTGCCTTTCAAGGCATCGTAATCTCTCAAGACTTCCTGATGTGGTTTCTTCATCCGTTCAGACAGGAAAGCGGATACAAACCACTTATCAGCCACCGCTTCAGGATCGCTTGAACCCTCCATGGCCTTAGACAATTCAGCCCTTGTTTGTGGTCCAAGGGCGTTTAGGCGTTGATCGGGATCAACAAAATATGGCGCCAGATTACTCATCTCGATAGATCAATTGTGCTTTCAGATGCCCCGGCCATCAATTCAAGAATCATGGGGTTAGTGATCTTATCCTTCAGGAAGGCCTGAACATCCTCATAGGTTGCCTTGGGATTGTTATCAAAGAATTGCCGAATCATTTTTTCATGGTTCATCGACATTTGCCCAACCGACAAAGCCCCATACCGCGGAAGCAGTTCCCGGTAGGTTTCAATCAGATTAGTACGCATTTCCTGTTCAGGAGGTGTAATGTCTCGATCAAAGATCCAGCCGGTTCCTTCTTCCTGCATATCCGACAAATCAGAAGCTTTTAGATCAAAGTAATCGTTCATCAACTGAATCTTGGAATCCCGGGTAAGATCGGAAGTAACAATCGAATCAAGAATCTCTTTGTATTTCCCGTCATAGGGTTGTCGTACTTGCCCAGTCCAAGCCAGCACCATCCAAGGAGCCATATCATCCTTAATCGCCTTGTATTCTGTTTTGTCCCCGTAGGCGTCCGTTTCGGTAAACTTTTCAAACTCCGTTTGCGCTTTAATGACGGTCTTTAAAGCTTCCCCGTCATCCTTGGAAATCTCTTTGTTAAAAATAGCGTTATCAATGTCTAGTTCCCCGGCATCACCTTTTTCCAAGTCTCTCGAAAGCTTTACCGCAGTTGATGTTTGGTTTCGATGAATAGTACGGATCCGAGCTTTTGCCATCTTTTCAAGCTGAGTCCTGCCGCCCCATGAAATACCGCCCCGGCCTTCAACCTCCATGTTCAGGTAATTTCCGTCCTTGTCGGTTGCCGTCAGGTTCTCGATATACTCATTTATCAGATCTTCATCTTCCGGAAGACTGTAGAGCTCGATTTCTCCCATGTTATAGAGTCCTTCCTCAAGACCCCGCCTGATCTTTTGTTCCTTCTGTTCCGGAGTCGCATCAAGCTTTTCCATTTCCTGAAGAAATCCCTCATGGTCGCCTTGTCTAAGCTTCAGTTGAGCCAGCCCTTCGATTTGTGCGTTTGCCTTTGAAATCAGAGCCTTATTCTGAACGACTCTGAAACGTGCAGCGCTTTGAGCTTCCCATTGCTGCATACGCAACTTATCGAGGTTTTTTACATCGGGACCGGCATTCTCCAGATCCTTTTCCCGAAGTTCCTTGTAACCCTCAAGCATGCGTTGACGTTCCAGCCCCCAGGATCGAATATCATCCGGATTCTGATCCATGTATTGCTGAATCTGGCTTTCAAGGTCGATTCGCTTTGCTTCCTGATCGGCCAAAATCCCCTCATTGATGTGATCCTGTTTCCTTTGTTCATAGGCATCGATCATGCCCCCAATCTGAGAGACAGCCCTTCCGATGTTTGCTTGCGCCTGGAATTCCGCATTCCTTGCATTGGGATTGACCTGAACGCCGGGAGCCGTTGCACCGATCGTCGCGTTTCTGACTGGTTCGAATAATCTAGGCATATTTAGAAAGTCCTCCCTGAACTGCTACCACTTGAAGAGCTACCCGCAGCGGGACCCGGTGAGCCTTGAGGTGCTTTCGTTTGATCCCTGCCTGAACTGCTAGCACTTGAAAAGCTACCCACAGCCATTCCGATACCTTGAAGAATTGTACCAATGGCAGCTTGTTTCCCAGCCTTCTTTGCCGCTTTCCCTTCATATCGGTCAGTTGCAGCTTTGGTAAGCATGTTTCTGATGTCATTTTCTCCCTGTCTTTGAAGTTCTAGCGTTTGAAGTTCCAGGTTCCCGGCATCCTCAGCCAGAACTTCCAGAGGTGAACCTTCGATAGCAACACCGCTTGAAAGGAAGGAAAGCCGTTTTCTGCCAATCAGTTTCCTGTCATCCAAACGCTTTTGCTTTGCCGCGGCGATGGTTTCCAGCCGACGAGCCCGGGCATCAGCTTCCCGCTGTTGTGCGTTACGCTCAAGAATAGCTTCCTGAGTTTTTCCTTGCTGGTATTGAGCATTCGCAGAGTAGCCAGCCCCAATCAAAGCGATTATTGCGCCAACGTATCCCATTTTATTGTTTTACCAAAAGGGTTAAATCGGAATCGCATACCTGCCATCCGACCAGTTTCAAGGTTTCCACAAGTCCGGGAGCCGCAGTAAGAATAAATCCATGAGTATAATCATGATTCAAGGCGATCAGCTCAAGGCTTTCCAGCATCCAAACAATAGCTCTTGCCTTTGCCGGTACTGCTATTTCCGGATTAACCACCACATACTGAACGTAATAAACACCCATCCCGAGCATCATTGCCAGGAATGCCATTGCCACCGGTTTCCCTTTATGTTCGACCACAAACCCAAGCGGAGGAAGCAAAGCTTCGTACGGAGCCAATAAGCCGCTTTCAATCCACCAGCTGTTAAAAAGATCAAGATCGGTTTCTTTATCAAGTTTGCGTATCTGCATTAGTCATCAGTTGTTTCAATTTTCGGAACCAAGGCAAGCAGAGTGAAAGGTAACGGGAGATCCTGGACAATGTGGATTGATTGACCGCTTTCCGCATCGCCACCGATTTCAACAGCATGCTCATCCTCCAGACTTGCTTGCTGCCCGTCGAGAAGATCCTCCATCAAACGGGGATGAATATCCTCCAGGTCATCAAAGGAAACGCCAGCTTTGCCACCGTAAGACCGCCAAAGAGTCAAAACCAACTGATGAACCATTTGAATCCTTCCACGGCCCGAACCCATTGGAAGCCGAATATCAATCTTTTGAGTTTTCATCCTTCCAGTGTAAGGCAAACCCACATGAGCCCAGTTGCCATAAACTCCATCTGGCAATGTAACGATTCCCGTTATATCATCGGCGGACAAATCATCATAAGGAATTCCATCTACCAAGGCCGAAAGATCATTTTCACCTTTGAGCCCGGAACATGGGAAGGAATTTGAAACAACCTCAATTAAACCAAATCCAGCCAAAACAATTCCCGAATGATCATCATAATCGACATCTATAGAGGGACGCACATAAATTGTTCCTCCTGAAGAATAACTTGTATATCCCGAAGAATCTATTCCGTCCAAAAAGATGCCCCCTGAAGCTCCATTGATAAAATTAAATTTCAGATCATTAACTTCCGTCATTCCAACGACACCTTGAATGATTCCTGATCGTGGCAATCCTCCAAATCCAGCAACTGTCAATTCAGTGTTAGAATAGGCATCAAGGCCATCGTTTGAAGGCATCGTTCCAGTGTTTTGAATATTAGTAATCGTGTAAGTGTCATCTTTATCACATAAATAAAATTTGGTGCTCGAAATAACCACAGCCTGACAAACAAGTCCATTGATCGCATTCAAGCTTGCATTGCCTAATTCAAGTGCCGCATCTGGTAAAATTACTCTTACCAGATCACCAGTTGAAAGCCCGTGCGCTCCATCGGTTGTAATCTTCCAAAGCTTATCAGCGTAAGACAAATGGAAATTCGGTCCACCAAATCCATAAAATGAAGTTCCTGAAGTTGAACTAAGATTTATTTCAGCAATGCTAATTGTCCCTAAATCAGTCGTTTCCGCACAGTCTAAGAACAAGGCAGTTTTTAAATCAGTAAGAGTTTCATCCTCATACCAGCCGCCTTGATCAAATTTTTCAATTGTTCTGACAAATGAATCATTGAGCCTACGCTTTACGGAAACAAAAACATTATCACCGCCTAACCCATCGGGAACGACCGCTACTGATTCATAACAATCATCATACGCAGAAAAGGCACTTCGTCTAGTTTTTCGCCTCGACCAACCTACAACCCCTTCCGATCTTTCATAAGTCAGACGAAGCAATTCCCCATCAGCCCTAACAAAATAAAGATACGTTTCAGGATTTTCCGAAAACGCCAAATCCACAATACCACCTTGTGTGATATGGTGTGCCAATCGGGTAAGATCCGCGCTTGTATATCCGTCCTTTTCAAAGGAATAAACGTACTCCCGGACCTTCCGACCGCCCGATTGAACGAAAATTGCGACATCATTCACATTGACTGCCGGGAGCCTTGCGGATCCGTACTGATTCGCTTTCTTTGCCTTGATTGGATTTTCAGCATTCAAAGCCACGTCAACACCTGCTGTAATTGCTGAAATCTCACCAGTTGAACCGGCCAAAATTTCACCCCTAATTTCCAGTAACCACTGAAGCGGATTTCTGGTACCAAGCGCATTGAAATAAAAAGGGCTATCGGCATCCGTTCCCCACTCGAAATTTTCGAAATCATCAAGACCTGATTCCCAAAACCGTTTTGGGTCAGTAGCATTGCCACCGCACATCAACCGGCTGTTTTCCTTTACGCACGTTCTTGGATGACCGCGATAATCCGACCAAGCACCTTCAGCCCAAGCATCCGTTGCCGAAGTAGATTCAAGCTCCTTTTTGACTGTCACCGTAACCTGGGTCGGTGAACTGAAGTGCGTAACCTGGACAAAGCCACCCTGATAAAGCTCATCGGATTCAATATAAGCCTTGGCAGCTACAAAATCAGCCGGAGCTGTGCCAGACCAGACACCGGGCCCATATGGATTACCCGTAGCCGTATAAGTCAACCGGAGAAGCGTTTTCTGAATCTCTGTTCCAGTTGCAACCACGTTTCTATTTGCTTCACTAACCCATTCCTGAACATCAAGCCAGGTAGAGCCGCCATCATAGGACCGCTGAAGCTTCAAAGTTCCATACCACCTGTCAGTTGTAGTGACCGACCAAGCCCCACTCATTTTGATGGGAATTGAGTTTACCGTTCCGGAGGTTCCGGAAATATTCAGTTCCTCACTTTTGCCGCTTTGCCGATGTTCAATCTCCCAATAGCTTCCAACATGGGAAGCATTGAAAGGAGTATGACCACCACTGGCAACAAGGTTCCCGGAAGCTCCAACAGCCGTAACGGTACAAGCCAGAAGCAATGCTTCATCGAAATTCCCTTCCATCATCGGAGGATAAGAAAACGGCACTTCCTGATAGATCCAGACCGTTTCTGTTTGCCTGATCAGTTGCGCCAAAGGTTCTTCATCCGTTGCAATATAGATCACATCATTGATTGGACAAAAGGAGAGCTTTGTAAACTCATCCCCAGTGTAAGGAGTCAAAAGCCTTAACGTGACGATTTTCACCCATCTAAGATATGCCAAATCCGTTGCAAACGTGCCCGAGGTGTGATCAGAAAGGCAGAAGTAGTAAGATCCGCTTTCAGACACAATTGCCCCCATTGTGTAAGCAGTCAAAGTAGTCCAAGCAGTCGAGGAATCAGCCGGAGAGACTAAAGATCCATCTTGATAATAGAATTGAACGTAACCGCTTCCAAACTCCAAAAGATAGGAAGTTGTTTCAGAATAAACAAACCCGTAGAGATAGCACTTACCGTAAGCATCATTGACCCAGGTTGTACCGGGACAAAACTGGATTGGACCGTAGGGAGTAATATTAAAGTTTTCGAGCACCTTACAGCCAAATCGATACCGATCCAGGTCAAATCGTGCATCCACCAATGGACCAAGTTCGCCAGCGTTGAAACTGATCTTTTCCGGAAGTTGAGGCATATTTATTAACCGTTTGTTGAGACACGCCGGGAACGAACCCAACGCGATTGATAAGTTGTACTTTCAGGTTTTGCAGCCATCTCCAGAGCATCAGCAGAAGCCGCCATTTGAGAGATGTAAGAGACATAGATTTCGAGTAACTGTTTTTCCCGCGAAGCTTTGGCCAACACAGGAAAGGCCAGCTTGCTGGCTAGCAGATACGTCATCCCCATAACGCATAAACTGTCAAGCCGGCCTATTTCCTGGTTAAAGACATAACCAATGGTACAAACCGACTCATCCGTATGAAGCCAGATTCCAGAATCATCGCCCCTGATTTCCCAGTACTTCGCATATTCAATTCCGGGATCGAACTGATTTAGTTCCCAAACTCTAATGTAATCAGCAGGAAGCCGGTAACGATAAGCAAACTTAGTCAAAGGAACTTGGGAATCTTGTTCAAGAGTCAAGTCCTTCATTGCCCGATTCCATTTATGCGCCCGAAGAACTTCCTCTTTGGTTGAATCGAAATGAAGGTTGCACTTTTGAGCCGCTTTGCCCGTTCCATTGGTCAGGGAATCCTCAGTTATCGGATTGACGTTCAGGAGCCCGAGAGCCCGATTGCAGATGTCTAATTTTGTGGAGGCCATTTTATGAAAAAAGGGGGGAAGTAACCTAATGGCCACCGTCCCCCCCCCTTATAAATCGTTCCTAAGTGTTAGGTATGAATTTCTTATTCGTCGACAAACGCGATCAGGAACAGCACCAGCTGACCAGCCGTAGTTGTGACAACTGTTACAAGGGTTGCGAAAACAATTTCACCGCCTTCAGCGACATCAGCCGGGACAAAGCGATTATCACCACCGATAAACGGTTGATCAAGTTCCGCGTCCGTTGTGTCCATTGCATCAGCGTATTTGTTATCGTTCCCGGCAACCCCGATGTTCATATCAGAAACATCGAAAGCCGCCTGAGAAGCCACACGTGAAAACTGAGTGATCACGCGAGCTCCTTCCTTCAGCTTGCAAAGGTTGATGGTATCGCCGGAATTTTCAGCCCCATCCACCGTATAGGGGATGATTGCCAAACGCATTTTCCCAGCACTTTGTTTTGCGGGAGGATAGCCTACCGCGGGAGTTTGACCGGCGCTGCCGATCTGGCTCGTGTATAATGGTGCATCGAATGAAGCCATGATAATTTATTCCTTTCTTGGACCTGTTAAGGATTAGGGCGATTCGTCGGTATAGACCGCTACCACCATTTCTTCCTGCATCCGGGTTGCTCCAATATTCATATTGTAGTAGACCTGAGTTGCATAGTTCTTGTCGTCACGTTCGGATACCCGCCCTTTTGCGTCCTGTCCTACAGAACACAGCAAACCTGGATAAGCATACGCGAAACAAGTTCTAATGTCGGTTGCAGCCGCCAATGTCAGAAGCTCAGTCCGGATGAACTCAAAGCCCATGAAATTGTCCACTTCACCTTCAACCAGAGCTTTGACAGCCGCATAATCAGCACTCGAAACCTGAGTGATGTTATTGAGCATGTCATCCAGCTGTTGCTGAGTGATAGCGAAATATTTCTTGGTTCCACGAGGGACTTCATTCTTTCCCAAGATAGACTTAGCTTTTACAAGCTTTGGAAGGGTCATTCCTGAGTTTGTGGCACTTCCTGATAAAACGTAATCTACAGCCACTTCCTGAGTGGATGGCAGAGTTACGGCAGCAGTTGCGCCTGAACCATTAACATCCGCATAGGAAGTTCCTGTTGCGGCTTCGATAACCTCTTCATCCTTTGCACGATTCATCGCCATTCCGGCAGATTGTGCGTAAGGAGAGACCGGATTGATTAACATCCGGGTTTCTTCGAGTGAATCCACTAAGTCGGACCAGTCATAATCATAAGTGATTACTTGTCTCCGACGATGTTTGGAATCTACGCGGGGAGTATCAGCATGGCGAGCAGTACGCTTTACGGCACGGGTTGCGCCCAACTGTTCGAAAAACTGAGTCTTACCCTTTTGGGTAGCCATTCGAACCTTGCCCATAAAACGGCTGTCACCTTGCTGAACGAGCATTTCCACGTTTGAGGAGAATTGCTCATTAAATGCAGCATCTATTTGAACAGACATCTATTGTCCTTTGGTGAGTGATTAAAAACGAGTGTTTAGAATCGGCCTGATTATCCGGGAAGGGTCAGTTCCTAGAGATTAAAGTCCTCATCGACTTTGTGATTTCAGGCTTCCAAAAGGAAGTTGTCTTGATCAACGGATTTCAGGTTTCAGTAAAAATTGAAATACAGTCAATAAAAAAGACCGCCTCTTTCGAGACGGTCCTTCTTTATGCGTGAGTAACCTACCAACAAAATAAAAGTTTATTGGCCCTTGCTATGTTTGTTTTTCAACCGTGTCAAACGGTCTACTTCAGCAACTATCTTTTCATCACCGGCCAAGTAACGCTTGTGTTTATCATAGTTCGCATCGTTCCGAATCTTCCACAGTTCTTCCTCAACTGTTTTGGCGTCATAATCTTCATCCAGTCTCGGAAGCTCCGATTCCTTGAACAGCTTCGAAATCTCATTCAAAGCAATCAAAGTGTCGGCATGATCCAGCAGGTGGGAAGCGGTCAAATCAATAGGATTGTCCTCGGTGGAGATCTTTTGAGAAAGATATTCCGCCACCCTTTTAGCGTTCAAAAGGCCTTTTTCCCCGATCCTATCGAGAGCCCGTGCCTTTTCTTCCGCCTGATGTTGAGCCATTGAATCCGTCATGCTGGCGACATCCCCGCCCCGAAGCTCAAGATCCTTATCCACTATCTGTTGAAACTGTTTATTCGACAGCCCAATTTCCTTGGCAAAGGACTTGAAGGCATTCAAACGATCATCATCGAACTGAACCCCTTCCGGAAGTGCTTCCGGCTTTTGATAGGAGTACTCGTTTGGATCATTCGGAATCCCCATCATGGAGTTGAAATGCTGGATCTGTTCCGAAGTTGAATGCTCATCCGGTTTCACAAAAGCATTTTTACCAAGCAATGATTCAAGGTTGATATGACTTTTGACCATTGCCGGAATCGAAGTGAATTTCTGCCCGAAAGGATGTTCAGCGAATTCTTCTCCCAGAAGTCCTTTTGTCCATCCCGGCTTTAGCGATCCATCCGGACCAATGTAAGCAGACCTGGATTCATACTCATTCAATTTGCCAGTCAGTTCATTGACCTTGGAATCGAAATCCGCCTTTGGAACGTATCCATCAGGAGTAGATGGAGAATTACCATCGCCACCATCGCCACCATCGCCACCATCGCCACCATCGCCGGGAGGCACGAAATAGAAGCGATTCAGCCCGAACAGGAAGAAAAACCACAGATTCTTTAAAGTTCGCATTATTCGCTACCTCCTAAGCGGTTTCCATAGACTTCCTCGAACTCATCAGCAGTCAGATTTTCCTTTGCCCAAGCAATAACAATGGGATCTTTATCACCCATCGACTTTGCCCCCCTTGGTCCATAGTCAGCCAGTTTTTGACGCGCTGGAGAGAGTACGGATCCGCCATAGATAGGATGCTGCCCGGGATCCAAGTGAGTTTCCGAAACAGGGATTGCCGGAACTGGATTAACCTTCCGAGCAGAGTTTAAAGCCGCCTTGAGCCGATCGTTTTCTTCAGTCAGGGTTTTCAACTGTTTTTCCAGACCTTGGCAGCGCTCATACAAGCCAGCAGCTTCAGATTCACCATCGGGATTAGGATTGTCCTTCTTTTTGACAGCAACCGTATTGAGGGCCTTGGCAGCCTCAACAGGTTTGGAAGCTTCCGGAGCCTTAAGAGCAGCCGGAAGAACCACCGGAGCAGCTTGATCAAGCTCATCCAGAATTTCATGCTTGGAAACTTCCACATCAAGGGAAGCTAACTTTTTGATCATCTCACCGCGGAGATTCCCAAACCCCTTTTGGATCTGAAGAATACCGTTCGAGAGTTGATAACGTGCGATCACATCGCCGTTGCTTGAGAAGCTGAAATCTTCGTTCAGCTCCATTGGGGATTGTTCTTTTGCCATGTTTATTTCTCATCATTGAGGATTATTGTCGGCAACTTGGCTTCCACATTCAAACAGTATTCAATGTGTAAAAGCGGTTGCTTCATTCCTTCTCTGAGAAACCCGTCAACATCATCAACCTTCATTCCCATTTCGAAAGATGGACACAACCAACCGAACTTGTCTTTCAGGTCATTCAAGACCCGTTGACCGCGTTCGGAGTTGAATAATTCCTTGTAATCCTTGAGCAGTTGCACCGCTTCAGCTTCTCGCTTTAACAGTTCCGCCCTAAATTCTTCTACTTTCTTGCTTGGCATAAATTACACCGCTTGCTTCAAAAGCCCTTCTCCTCCTTCCGGAAGCTTACTCATGGCACTTGCACTTGTTTCCGCCAGTTGAGCCGCTTGCATTGCCTGTTGCATGCTCATCTCCTGATTCAGCGCAGCCCTGATAGCCTGTTCACTTTCAAGCAACTTGGGATCCACTCCCATGTTTTGAGCCAGTTTCCGGAAAATGTCCCGGCTTTTCAGCACCTTGATAACACTCGGGTCATATTGAGCCACAACGCCAGCCATGTCCAAAAGCTGTAGCAATTGCCGGTTTTCAAAGAGTTTCACCGCCAGAGCGATTCTCGAGGAGTACTCAACCTTGAAATCCCCGCCACTCATCAGGACTTCAGCCGGAGGCTGAGGCAAACGACCTTCCCGCCAGGCAATACCCAGGCACCGGCCAAGGATCGGAGTCAATTTCTCCTTTGTGTATCGAGTGAAGAAAGGAGTAAAAAGAACCAACTTTTGTTCAATCATCGCCAGAACTTCGGTTGCAGTCCTTTGCTTGGGAGCATCGGCAAACATCTGAAACATGTCTGAAAACCATGATCGGGCCACTTCATTCCGCTTCCGCATCAGGGTTTCCTCAGTGTGAACCGTATCGTTTTTCAGATCCACCTGAGAAGGTCTATGCCTTGGATCTTTATCCGCTTTGTAGTAGGTAGTTCCGCCCGGGATATTCACGGACCTAAAGGAACCATCATCGGGAGCCAACCACGGGGGATTGTTCCGGAGTTCTTGCGCCAACATCAAATCTTCCTCCATTTGGCAAAGCTGTTGCACCTTTGGAAGCGTTCGCATTGCCAGAGAGTGACCCCAAAAAGAATCAATGCAGAGATACATTCGATTTGTGATGTAGGGGTTTTCATAGAAGCCACCTTCCGGGCCTAACTGATGATTGTTCTCAACATCGATCCAGTATTCACAATAGGGCCTTTCATGGGGAGGAACCATCAAACCCGTTCTTCCACCTTTTCTTGGCTCGACAAGATAAAGAATCTTCCATTCCCGGAAACCGCCAGAATCTCCACCGGCTGAGTCGTGTCCATCAAGATCCTTCAGCATGTTATCATGCAAGGCTTCCCGGCCAAACTTGTCAGCGCATTGTTTAGCGGTCCAATCAATTTCCTGGTAGTGAACATCTGGTTCATCGTCATTGTTGTTTTCCAACTGGTAACGGCCTGGATAAAGATTTGTGAACCGGTATGGATTCTTGTCGCCCTTTTCAACTCGAACCGTGGCAGTTCCGAAAACCCCTGAAATCAGGAAGTCATCATGGGCGCAAAGGTGGAAGCTACTGGAAACCATGTCCTCGAGGATTATTTTTGTAGCTTCCTGCCAAAAATCAATTTCAGCCTGAGAAGGATCGGGGTTGCGAGACTCGAACCGAGCCCAAGTTTCCCCGGGAGGAATGATATAATTGACGCAGCCAGAAGCAAAGTCCTCAGCCGATTCCTTTCCAATGTCCTCATAAAGATCCGCATGAATCACATCGGCCATTCCACGTTTCACGGTAATCCCGGCCATACGTGGCGCGAAGTATTGTGCCAAGGTTTGCCAAAGATCCATCCATGGCATTGTCCAGCTTTTCAGCTTCTCATTCCTTGAAGCCTTTTTAGTGCAGAATTCCTTGTTTTGAGATTCCATATCAGCCGCCCAGCCCTTGGAGGATTGAAGGTTGATTGTTTTCGCCAGCGTAGACAGTGGAAGCAAAGCCCCGCCGTTTCTGTTGCTGTTTTTTCAGATCACGCCCCGCTTGTTTGAATTCACGGGAACTTTGAGTAATCGGGAGAGGTGCAGAAGTTACCGGAGGAAGATCACCGCCGCCCCCGCCTTTTTCAAAAACCAGACCATCAGGATTGTGGAATCGATTGTGCATTCAGGAACCTTTGTTTAATAGTGATTAGATGATAGATGCGCGGTTTATTGCGCTTTTCCCATCCGACCAGTGGTAATTCAAACGGTGCCCATGTAAAGAGTTTTTCGATTTTGCCTGAAAAGCAGTGAATCCACCAAGTGTCACCATCCTGCCAATTGATAGTGGGATCGACCAGCAAACCCAGTGACATCTGAGAAGGAACAACCCGAGCCATTACAAAAAATTCCGGGCAGTTGATGACATATCCGTGCGCGTAATGCCAGAACAGATCTTCATGGAAGGTCCGTTTCGACCATTCCCGGCGATACACCAGCTTTGCCTGTTCATAAGGGGTCAGATACTTCATCGGGTTCTTTTCATTCCCTGATACCGTTTCCGGCCGGTTTTGCTATTATCATAAGCTGACTTAGCCAAGCCACTCAGTAAAGGCTTTTTCTCCCGGTATTCAGAGGGAATCAAGGCATCGGAGGGAATTAGACCCAGGCTGTAAGCCTCAGCAAACGTCCTTGCTGCATCTGAATCATGCGAACTCCAGTCGTGAATTGGCTCATGGTGCCACATGTTTTCTTTCTCCAGCCATTTCCGCCGATAGGATTCCAGGCAGGTAACGCCGGAAGGAATTTCCTCACCCAGTTGATTAACATCCGTCGCACATCTGGTTTTGTGAAAGAAGGATTTTTTTAGCAACCCCTGAAGGGTATTGATTCCTTCCCAAATACTCCCGGTTCTGGGAAGTAAATGGATATTTTTCAAACCTGCCTGTTCAAGCTTTTCCTTAAAACTCAAGGCATCATTCGCACTTCGAGCCCCGCAGTCATGGGGAAGGAAGTTCATTGCCACGTTCCAAGGCTTATTGTTCAGAATATTCACGTAGAACGGAGCCCCTTCACCATAAAGCCGGAAGTGATCGACCCAGTAAATCCATGGCCCGACGATCTGAATCCACCAAATTGAGCAATAATCCTCAACGCCTTTGTCCCAGTAAGTGCAAAGCGGGTAATCCTGATGATGTTCAAAATCGATGATCTGCCCCTTTGCCCTGATTGCCGAAATAGTCGGACCATAGATCGCCCCTTCAACCGGAGCCTCAAAGCATTCCTGAGGAGTCGAAGGAAACTCCCGTTTGATTTCTTCCCCTAGCTCGTGATGTTTTTTGTAGTACCAAAGCCGCTGCCCTTTGGTAAGCCAAATCCCGTGCTCATCCTGAAGCTTTTGAAAGTATGCCTCATGTTCCTTGTCAATCTGCCCGTAATTACCTTCCAGCGTATAGCTTGGCTCATCGAACCACGGGAAGAACTGAAACAGGAAATCCAGTTTGGTCATATCTTCCGGTCGAGTTTCCATTGCCCGTTTCAGTAAGCCGTAGAAATCCCCACCTTTTCCACCTTCAAAGGTACTTTCTACGATGCACCCGCCATCAACAGGAATCGTCGGAAGCATACCCGTTTTGACTTCCCGGGATCTGCCTGGATCAGTGGCAGCGATCTTTCCCCACTCCGAAATATGGCCGAACTGGTTTGTTCCGGATCTTTGCCTAGTGCCAGCCGAGACAGAAGAACCGTTCTCCAGCTCCATAAGGGATTGGTTCTTTGTGAGAGTACCGGCGCCACGTTTCAAATCTTGCGCCACATGGTCATAGGCGAACTTGATCTTGGTTTTCATCAGCTTTTTGGCGTTTTCCGCGGTATCCGCCAGGATACAAGCCTGGAAAAGATTGGTCCAGAGAATCATGTCCAGAATCATAATCTCAATCAGTGTGGACATTCCAAGCTGGCGAGCCTTGAGAATTACCTGTCTTTTGTAGCCTTTGACGTAGTAATCCCGCAACACCTTCAACTGTTGATCGTTTGGAATGAAAAGGATGTCCTGCCCATCCCGATCCACAATGTAATACAGGTTTGAAATCCGCCAGATTGGATCCTTTAGCAGTTCCTCGAGTTCTGCCGCCTGTTCCGGAGTAAGATCCAGTTCCGCAGTACTGGTAACGCCGTTGAAGACTCCATCGAGATCAAAAACCATCAGAGTTCAAACTGTCTCGCAGCCAGCGAAGTACCATGTTGAACGCTAAAGACGTTCAGTTTTTCGATGATTGCGTTCCCAGGTATTTCCAAGCCGTTTGAAATGTTCAAGACATCCGAAGGAGACTTTCCAAGCCGGTTGAGGTAAATCCGCCGCTCATACCGCTTTGAAGTGTCTGGATCGAGGAAACGAGTGAAAAAGCAGTAGGAACTATCACCGGCATACGGCAACCCCAACCGATGGCATTCACCCCACGGAATCCTTCTGATTGTCTCGGTATTGATCCAATCGAAACCCAACCAAGAACCCAGTTCCGCATTTACAACCGCTTGAACAACGGGAGGTGAAGCCAGAACCTCCGGAACAAAGATCTTCGTAGCCTCAGAGACAATGATTGCCTTTGTGGCAGCCGGAACCAGTCCGAGCATTTTTAAGAAGCTTCTCCTGTTCATCACATGTCAACGTATTGAATGTCCTCAGGCCTTACAGTCCATTCAATCTTCCAATGGATTCCGCACTTTTTGGCTTCCTCCCGAAACTTTTTGATTTCCGCCTTATGGATCTGGTCCTTTCCATCACAGATTGCTTTGAACCAGTTTAGCTTTACTTCGTACTCATCCTGATCCTTCACGACCCCGTAAATATCCCCTAGCTCATGCTTAGAATCCGGAGGGTAATAATGAACGCATTCAATCAGTGTGGGGGTTCCTCTTATAATCTCATTATCCGCTACCCGGCATTCCCGCAAAAAGAAACCGATCACAATAATGACAAGCATTCCAACAACGACCAGAGCCGGAGCCGCTTCCTGAAGGGTAATTCCAAACAAATCAAGATTCACATCGATCCTTTTTATCGTGGTTTAAGTGGCAACGCTGACAAAGAGCAGCGACATTCAAAAGAGAACAATCCCCGGGATCTTTGTCAAACACGTGTGCAGTGGTCAGCCAGCTGAGGCAATTTCTTCCCGCCAAAGAGCAGTAAAAGCACAAATACGATAATTCCGATTTCCCAAAGACCAAGCCCCGCCAAGAACGCAATTGTTTCAATCCTCATTTTCTTCCTTTTCTTGTTTTGCTACCAACCAGCCCTTCACGAATTCATTGTGATAACGCAAGGGAAAGACCTTTTTCAAAGGGTCAAAGTCATACCCATCCCAAAAAGCCGCATAGCCCATGCTCCAAAAATCCGCGGGCGTCATCTTGGCTCGAGCTCTTTTCCATAGTTTACCCAAACCCTTCCGTTTTTTCCGAAGTTCTCATCATAGCAGAAAGTTACCACCGGCCTGTTTTGATACTCACCACTCAGTCTTTCCAATATCTCCATCGAGGCTTTCTTACTGATCTGAGTAATCGGAGGAGGCATGTAAGTTAAAGGAGGCCCTATCTTTTGTCGCAGCTTTAGCCAGGACGTAACCAGAAGGCTTTCCTCCAGCGTCATTCCATATACACCCTTTGCGCCTGGATTGATGTCAATCACATAGCAAATGTCTTCATCTTCAGTCATCATTTCTTCCTTGAGTTGTGTTCTCTCACTCTTGCAAGCAGTTCGTCAAGATTAGATTGGATGTTCACCTTCTGAGGAGCGTTTTCACCCGTCATCTTGTTATCCAGGTCAATTGCCCTCAAGGCATCGGTATCCCCGCCAGTCATTGCGATGACATAGAGGCGGCCACGTTTGAGAGCCCGATTCATTGCCAGCTTCTCAATATCCCTGTTCTGGAAGTATCGTAGCAGCCTTTGAATATTATCATTTTTTAGCATGCGACACACTGTAACCGCAGCCGTTGTTTCAGTGTAACCGGCCTTGATACCGGCTTCCTTATGGTTCATCCCATCGGCAATGAACTGAAGCGTTTTCCTTTGCTTTGGCGTTACTGACTTGAGCAAAGCTTCTATTGATTTTGGGATTTTACTCATCCAGCACAAACCCTCCTTTCCGGAATATATTGAGAACCTCGAGAGTTTCATCCTGAGTCAGCTTTCCGCCTTTCTCTATATAAGATTCGTAAAGAAGCTGGGCTTCGATTCCCGACAGAGTGATTCCCTTTGGAACATCGGCACAATAGACCAGAGCAAAGGATTCAACCCCAGGATAGGACTCAGATCCGAAAGGAAAGTACGGAGACTCATAAACCTTGGTCCAGTTCCTTGCCGGGATTTCCTTAATCTGTTTCTTCCATCGAGTCTTTCTGTAATTGGTCCAGCTTTCCTTCATTAACTCCAGTTCCATCTGAAGCCAGGTCAGCTTGTCCAGAAGCCACATTATTAGTCGGTTCATCTTTTTTTCGTTGGGGATTGGTTTTGTCTTTTGCGTGAATCACTACGGAAGGCCTTATTCCACGTTCCGCTTCCTCAAATTTTGAAATAGCCTGGATACGGTATGACTTGAACAAAGCATCCGGAAGGATAGTACTCATGGGAAACAGAGGATCATGCTTACCGCCAGCAAGCTTTACATCCTGAGGATTGAGCCAGGAATACCATTCGTACGTTTCACCATCGAACAGTTTTGCAAGGTAACACAAGACCAGGTTGCCTTCCTGATCACCAAGAACTGCTTCCCGGAAGTACCACCAGCGATTCCTGAAGCAGATTGAGCAATCACGTTTCTGAATCGTTTTCCACTTCGAATAGGTCAACGCATCGGGACGGTGTCCCAGGTCAATGTTCAATCCGTGGGGGATGTCATCGGGTTTCAGTATTTTAGCCATCTTTCCCTAATTCAGAATTCTAAAACAATGGGGGTCAACAACAGAAGCGGTCCCCGTAGGGTACTTCGTACCCCTTAGGTACACGGCGTACTGTACTGACGTACTG